CGTACAACATCCAGTCCTTTGTCGGCGGCTTCACTCCGAACAAGAAGATTCGGGCGGCGATGTGGGAGGATGGGGTGCAGGTGTTCAGCGGAGTACTGCAACTGCTATCGATGGCCAAGACGAGGGGCAAAGTCACCTACGAGGTCGGCTTGTTTACCGATGACGTTGGACTGTACCAAGCCATCGAAGGCAACCTTCTTGTAAACACGGCAGGGGTTACTGGCATGAACCACACGCCAACGAGCGGCCACGTTTCGGGAACATGGACGGCATCGGGAAGCGCAAGCAGTGGCTACGTCTATGGGGTGGTGGATGCGGCTGGATTTAGCGACCTAACCCAAGGCCAAGTCATCGCAGGTTGGTGGCAATTAGGGCCAAGCATCTACGTCAAGAAAATGATTGACCTGATATTCACGCAAGCAGGGTACAGGTACTCCAGCAACTTCTTCAACTCCGCAACCTTCGGCAAATTGGTGCTGCCCTATGCGGCTGGAACCATGCCCGTCAACTTATCGGGGAGTAACGTCTTTGCCCAAACTTCAGGAAACCTTAATGCATACGGCACAACTTTTACCAAGATGTCGTTTCCAAAGGATACGCCTGCTCCGTTTTATGATAATAGCGGATTTTGGGTGGCATCGTCAAGCACTTTTGTTGGCCCATCGTTGCCAACAAGATGGAACGTAAGCGTAAGTTTTTTTGGATTAAGCACAACGCCAATCAACCGCAATGATATTGGCACGATTAGATTGTATGACATTGATACAAGCGGAACAATAACGCAGGGCAATATCACAATTCCACAAGGCAGTGGCACGGTTGCGGTCTTTCAAAATGTTCAGGTTGGTGCAGGTCAAAGGATAATCGTTGAGTACAAAACAAACAATAACGGTATAGCGTCCATTACTTCAGGAACGGTGCAATGGACTTGCCTACAAAACCCAACAAGCATCGGAGTGCTGGATATGCGGACGGCGTTGCCTGCTGACGTGAAGCAAAGCGACCTCCTGCAAGATTTGCAGAAGATGTTCAACCTGCATATCATGGCAGATTCGCAAGACCCGAAGTTGTTGTACATCGAACCTTGGGTGGACTTCTACGCAAGCGGTGCTGTGGATTGGTCGCAAAAGGCGGACGAGAATGCCGAGCAGATTCTCACCAATGGCGACCCGAATGCAAGCACCAACCTCATCTTCAAGTACAAGGACATGGGCGATTACCTGTCCAAAACGTACAAGCAATCTTATCCACTTGCGAGGGAAGGTTACGGCGGTAAGCTATTCCCAACGCAAAATTTCTACGGAAAAGGGGATAAGGTAGTGGAAACATCATGCGGCACTTTGATACCAGCATCCTTTGCATCGGATAAAATCTTGGGCCGAACTTGGGATTTGGAAGGAACTCAACAAAGTGGAACCATTAAGCCGTTGCAAACAGGATACCGATTGGCGCAGTACAACCTCATCGCAAATCAAACGCCTTGGCTTTATTGGTATGCTGTTGATACAGGGGTTGCGGTATCAGTTGCCCAAACCAACTTGCCCTTCGTCAGCCACATCGACAACCCATACACCCCGACCTTCGACCTTGCGTTTGAGATTCCTCGCTTGGTGTACTACAATGCAGTCAATGCAAGTGGCTCAACCATAAACTACACCAACAACAATCTGTTCAATAAATACTGGAAGAACTACGTGAACGAAACCGTCAGCAAGGAGGCGTTGCAGTTGGAGCTCACTATGATGCTATCATCGGTGGACATCTACCAACTGGACTTCCGCAAGCCCATCTATTACGGAGGCATCCGATGGCGGTTGTTGGAGATTCGTGACTACCTCGTTGGGCAGATGAAGCCGTGCAGGGTAACGTTACGCCGCATCCTGAACCTTGCGGAGTTCGTGCCTGTGACTGACGTGCCGATTTACAGTAACCCTGAATTTTTGTACAACGGGCCAATCACAAGCGACCCGACCGACCCGAACTACGAACCACCTATCAACCCCGAACTACCCAGCGAATAATGGCAGACGTAACTAAAGAGATTGCACTTGAGGTAAGCCTCAAGGATAGCACCAGCGCAGGAACGCAAAGCGCAAAGCAACGTTTGCGTGAGATGCAGAAGGAATTGATTGCAATGGCCGAAGCAGGCCAGCAAGGAACCGATGCGTTCAAGAGATTGGAACAACAGGCGGGGCAGTTGAAGGATGAGATTGGCGATGTCAATCAGCGAATCAAGAACCTTGCCTCGGACACCAAGAGAATCGATGCTTTTGTCGGTGCGGTGCAGGGTATAACCGCAGGCTTCCAAATCGCCCAAGGTGCTGCCGCTTTGTTCGGCGATGAGAACGAGGATTTGCAAAAGGCGATGCTCAAGGTGCAGGGAGCGATGGCTCTCGCCAACGGTGTGCAACAGGTAGCCAACCTCTTGCAGAAGGAATCGGCGGTGATGATGGGAATCAACACGGCGGCAACGAACCTCTACACCGTAGCCGTAGGTACGGCTACTGGAGCAATGCGAGCGTTCAGGATTGCCCTCCTTGCCACGGGTATCGGTGCGGCAGTTGCGGCCATTGGGCTATTGATAGCCAAGTGGGATGAATTAACGGCGGCAGTACGCAGATACCTTAACCTACCTGACCCAAAGCAAAGGGCCATGGAAGAAGGTCTTGCGTTGGCAAGGCAAGAGGCTCAATTAGAGAATTATCGAGATGCCTATGAAAAGCACACCAACGATTTAATTGAAAAGGACAAAAAACGAAAAGAAACCCAAAAAGAACTCTTTGAGATACAAAAAAAATACCGTAATGACCTATTGCTATTAAATGCCGAAGGGTTTAGAAAAGAACTTATCGCAATAGACCAAAAGTATGCCGCTGACCTTGCTAAACTAAAAAAACACGGCAAAGACACCGCAGACCTTGAAGCGATTATCCGCAAGGAAAAATTGGATAAAGAGAAGGAGTTTGCTATTCAATTAAGAAATGTCCAGCAAGAACGTGCAGACAAGCAAAAAGAAGCAGATGACAAGCAGGAGCAAGATGACATCGCAAGGATGCAACGTGAGGGTGCAAGGCGAACCACCCAAGCAAACAATGAATTAGAGGGGCAAAAGAAAAGGCTCGAAGACCAAAAGTTTATTGAAGAACAAAAGGTTAAACTCGCAAGCGATGGGTTTAATACTATTGGCGAACTTGCCAACGCATTTGCTGGAAGCAGCGAGGAATCGCAAAAGAGAGCCTTTAACGTCAACAAGGCGGCGGGCATAGCGCAGACCCTCATTGACACCTTTGCCGCAGCACAGGGAGCGTATAAATCGCAGATGACCGTTCCTGACCCATCTGCTCCAATTCGTGCGTCCGTTGCGGCGGGCATTGCTATTGCCCAAGGTCTTGCAAGGGTTGCCGCAATATCCAAAACTCAATTCAAGTCAACAAGCACAGGAACACCGCCTCCAACTCCATCGGGTACTTCTTCTTCAACGCCTGCCCCTACGTTCATAAACCCACAAACCACGAACCTCGGAACAGGCGAACTATCGGCAGGCCAAGGCCAAGGTAGCCAACTCATGCGTGCCTATGTCGTAGAGCGTGACATCCAGCAGACGACCAGCAGGGTGCGGAGGTTGTCCGAATTTGCAACATTGGGCTAACCGCTACATCTCCCACCATGGAACTACCCGTATATCGGATGACTGTGGACGAGGTGGACGAAGGCGTGCAATTTGTCGCCCTCGTTGATATGCCTGCGATTGAAAAGCCATTCCAAGCCTTTGCTAAGACCCCGCAACGCTTTGCCGAAACTGGAGAGCGCAGGGTGCTTACAGGGCCGCTGATGCTTGCCGATACGCCTATCTTCCGCAAGGACGACACCTACGGCGAGTATTATGTGGTCTTTGACAAAGCCACGATCCGCAAAATCGTGCAGAAGTACTTCAAGCAGGGAAACCAGCACAACGTGAACGCTTACCACAACGCCGAACTCGATGGCGTGTTCATGTTTGAATCCTACATCACCGATGCAGAGCGTGGCGTAATGCCACCGAAAGGCTACGAGGACACTCCCGACGGGTCTTGGTTTGGGTCGTTCAAAGTCGAGAACGACGAGGTGTGGGATAACCGTCATGCCTTCAAAGGTTTCTCGGTGGAGGGCTTGTTCGGTATGAAGAACACAGGCACGGAACTTGAGGTCGCACTTGCTGGCCTTGCAGATGACTTAACCGCTTTTTTGCAACATATCAACCCAACCTACAAATCCCAATAATCTATGAACTTAAAATCAGCCATTGAAACTTTGCGGACTGAACTCCGCAAGTTCACAACCCAAAAGCAAGCCTTCGCCGACTACAAGTTGGCCGATGGCACGGTCATCCGAGTGGATGGCGACCTTGTTGCTGGCACACCCGTTTACGTCCTGACCGAAGACGAAACCCTTCCCGCTCCTGACGGCGAACACACCGTTGAAGGCGTTGGCGTAGTCAAGACCGAAGGCGGCAAAATCACCGAAGTGGTTGTGGCCGAAGCCCCAGCACCTGCCGAGGAAGTCGCCGTTGCTGCTGAAATCGCACCCGACACCGCCGTTGAAATCGTGGAAGAAGTGAAGGAAGGCTACCCAACCCTTGACCCTGCAATGGTTGAGGAAATCGTCAAGAAGCACCTCGTCAGCATCATGGAGGAACTCAAAGCCGCCTATGCTGAACTCGGAAGCATGAAGGAGAAAATGGCCGCCTTTGCAAGCCAAATGGAAACCATGACCGACATTGTCGAGAAGGTCGCCGAACTCCCAAGCGAAGCCCCCAAGCCTACTGCATCCGCAATCGTGGAGCAACGCAAAGCCGCTGCATGCAGAACTTCAATTCACTCGCACAAGCAATACAGACCCTCAAAAAATCCAATTAACCCTTAACCCCCAAAAACAAAGCCATGGCTTATTCATTCGTTTCCCCGCTGACTACTTACACCGAGCAGCAGCGCCTCCCCCTCATCACCAAAGCGGTCTTCGCCGCTCGTACCGCCTCCCTCTTCACAAAGCAGGTGGGTATCAAATCGGCTGCTGCGTTGAACCTCATGGACACCGATGCTGCATTCCAATCAGGAACTTCCTGCGGTTGGAATACGGCAGGTGCTGCATCAGGTGCGACCTCTTTCACCCAGCGCATCATCACCGTTGCGCCCTTGAAAATTCAAGAAGAACTCTGCCCTCGTTCCCTTGAGCAATACTGGATGCAGTCGCAGTTGACTGCTGGTTCATCTTACGATGGCGTTCCATTTGAGCAGGCGTTCTCCGAGCAGAAAGCCCTTCGCATCGCCGAGGCTTTGGAAAATGCAATTTGGTCAGGTTCTACTTTGGTTACAGGTATGCTAACCCTGTTGAACGCTGCATCGGGTACTGTCGTTCAGGCCAATGCTTCCAGCACTACTTGGACACCTATATCGGGTTCCACTGGTATTACTGGGAACAACGTCATCAGCATTTTTGACAAGGTGTACAATGACATCCCACAGGCCATCTTGACCCGCAACGACTTGGTAATTTTCTGCGGGTGGAATAACTTCCGTACCTTGATTGGAGCGTTCAAGGATAAAACTGGTGTAATGTACAACCAAGTGGATTTGCAGGGTCTTGCCGATGGCGACATCATCTACCCCGGTACTAACGTCCGTGTTGTTGCAGTTCCCGGCTTGACTGGTACAAACCGCATCGTCTGCTCCTACCTTGGGAACTTCTTCTACGGAACCGACTTGCTTTCTGACGAAGAGCAGTTTTCCATCTGGCATTCAATCGATAACGACTCTATACGTTTCCAAGCAGCCCTAAAATGTGGAGTGAATTTTGCCTACGGTGACATGGTTGTTGACTTCCGCTTGGCCTAAGTGTAAGGGGGGAGGGAAACTTCCCCCCGTTATTTTACTGACTTTAACCCCCTAAAATATACACTATGTCCTGCTCACTCACTACAGGGTACGCCCTCGGATGCCGAGATTCTATTGGCGGCATCAAAGCAATTTACGTCCAAGCCTTCAACACCACTGGTTCGGTCAACACGAACGGCAGCGGAACGGTTACTGGCTTCACAGGCTATGCGTCAGGTTCGTTCTTCCAATACGACTTGACCAAGGCTACTTCTTCGATGACCGAAACGCTGAACGCCAGCGTTGAGAACGGCACGCTCTTCTACACTCCCGAAGTCACTTTCACTATCAACAAGTTGCAGGTTGCGGTTCGCAATGAACTGCGCCTCTTGGCTCGCAATCGCTTGATTGTCATCGTGCAAGACAATAACAGCAAGTACTGGTTGCTCGGAGCTGACAACGGATTGGAGTCAACTGCGGGTACTGCTGGAACTGGTACTGCATTCGGTGACCGTAGTGGCTACGAGATGACTTTGTCGGGAATGGAAA